GAGAAATACAAAATCAAAGTTTGTATTGTGCAAGTAAAGCCGCACTAAGAAGTTTTGCTGGCACTATTGGGCAAGAACTTCGCGGCAGAAAAATTAAAGTTTCTAGCATTCACCCAGGTGGTATTAATACTACGTTGTGGAATGAACAGAATCCTTATCCGTGTGGTAAGGCAGAAGATGCACTAGATCCTGCGATTGTTGCAGATGCAGTATTCCATATCGCTGAAGTTCCACATACAACAGAAATTAAAACAATTACAATGTTCCCAGAAGTGGAGTGGCATTAATGTACGATATTGTTTTTATCAGTTACGGTGAACCAAATGCAGAAGCCAATTGGGAGCGCCTTAAGAAACGCTTTCCTTTGGCCAAACGTGTTAAAGATGTTAAAGGTATACATCAAGCACACATTGCCGCGGCAAAGAAATGTTTTACAAAAATGTTTTGGGTAGTAGACGGCGATGCAGAAGTTTTAGAAGATTTTAACTTTGATCATGAAGTCAGTGAATATGACTTAGACGTTGTACATGTATGGAGAAGTCAAAATCCAATTAATGGGTTAGAATACGGTTACGGCGGTGTTAAACTGTTGCCACGCAAACTAACATTAGACATGGACGTAACTAAGCCAGACATGACAACTAGTATTAGTACAAAATTTAAAGCCATGGATCAAGTGTCTAACATTACAGCATTTAATACAGATCCTTTCAACACATGGAAGAGTGCATTTCGTGAATGTGTAAAACTTGCCGCAAAGGTTATTGATGGGCAAGTGGATGCAGAAACAGAACACCGTCTTATGACATGGTGTACGTATTTTCAAGATAAGCCGCATAATGATTGGGCTTACCTAGGTGCGGAAGATGGTAAGATGTACGGCATGCAAAAGGCAGGAGACTTAGAAGCCTTGAGCAAAATAAATGACTTTGAGTGGTTACATGCATTCTTTTCAAGATATCCCGTTCCAACAAATAAGTAAGTTTGGTCAACGGACCATGCTAGATCGTCCCTTGTTCAACGTTAGTTGGATACTGGGACGTTTTTGTAATTACAACTGCTCTTACTGCTGGCCTTATGCTCGCAGTGACAAAATAGATCACCAACCGCTTGAAGTGTATAAATCCACCGTAGATGAGATTAAGCGTCAAGCGCGAGCCAATGGGTTTAACCAGTTCCATTGGTCGTTCAGCGGCGGTGAGCCTACAGCATACAAACACTTAAATGATCTAGTCAAACACTTAGATGAGTTAGAAAGTTCCTATCAAAGTATACACATGACTACCAATTTAAGTCCAGGTAGTAAGTGGTGGAACACTTGGTGTAAGAACACAGACATGTTACAGCGCCGAAGTATAACGGCCAGTTTCCATGATGAGTTTGCCAAAGAGCAAGAATTTGGCGACAAGTGCTTACAGTTACAATATGAACTAGTTCATGTAACAGTTAATCAAGTTATGGTTCCTGAAAAATTCTATGAACTTTATGATAGAATGGAACGACTACATAAGCGTGGAATTAATGTAACATTAAAACCGCAAAGTGATCCAACAGCCAGTGGCGTTGTTGAAGGTTACACTGAAGATATGATCAATAAGATGCAAACAGGGTTCCCTCAAAAAGCCAACGGGGAAGACATATATCAAATTGCATTATATGAAGATGACGGGACAGAACACTTACTAGATCAAGCAGAACGCTTCAATGCTTTCGGCTTTAACAAATTTAAAGATTGGACTTGCAATGCTGGCTATCAAAGTGTTATAATAAGAAGTACAGAAGTCAAACGTAGTTATAGTTGTCATGACTTACCTCTGGGTAATATTTTAACAGGATTTGATTTGTTTACTGAACCTAAGAAATGTATTACACCTAGTTGTGTTAGCAGTGCAGATAGTAAAGTGCCAAAAAGACGATGAGTAGATTAATTGTATTCGGGTGTTCATTAGCATATGGAATTGGCTTACCCGATTGTTGGCCCGATATTTCAAAGCCTAGTAAATTATGCTGGCCTGAATTAATTGCACAGGCTATGAATAGAGAACTAGTTAATAAATCTATACCGGGATCTTCTAACAAACGTATATGGTACACAATTAGCAAATTTAAATTTGAACCAGACGATGTTGTTATAATCTCTTGGTCCTACCCTAACAGATATTCAATTATTCATACACCTTGGGACATTCGTAATGTAAGTCATAATCTCAAAGATGATGAAGCATCGGTAGCATTCTATGAGCATATCCATTCCTTTTATGATATGCATGTTATGTCTAAATTATTTGCTGATGATGCTAATAGAATTTTAACTGAAAAAAATATTCCGGTATATAACTTAACAGTTGAGAAGCATTATAGATACTTGACATTAAGTCAGCACAAAATTGTGCCTTTATATATGTCGACATATGAAGAATCGTATCCTAAGGCATTAGATAACGATCATTTAGGATTAGATGGGCATAAGGCATTTGCCGCAGACTTTATGGATTACATTGGAGTAGAACATTCACTGACAGATATACCTAAACCGTATAGTATCTTTAAACAGTTAAAGAATTTGATATGCAGATAGATACAGAACATTTACATCACTGGATGCAAGCCATTCGACAAAGTCCAGATCCTATGCGGACTATGGATGCGTTCTGGTCTGGTCAACTTAAAAGCAAAGAGTGGTTAATACAGAATTTAAGACCGCATGTTAAAAAGTTTATTACTATAGATATACATGGCGGTTGGGTAGGTGTACTTGCTAGTATGTTATTTCAAAGCGAAATTCCTATAATTAACATTCGAAGCATAGATATAAATCCAACATGCGAACCTATTGCGACTAATATGAATAAGTTAGAAGAAATGGTTGGGAAATTTCGTGCAGTGACGGCAGATATGTGTAGCATTCGCAGTGACGCAGATGTAGTTATTAACACCAGTTGCGAGCATATCACACAGGATCAATATGACTTATGGCTGTCTGGTATGCCGTTAAGCAGTTTAATAGTTTTGCAAAGTAATAATTACAATATACCTGAACACGTTAGAACAGCCAGCAGTTTAGAAGAATTTAAAACTCAAAGTAATTTAAATGTACTTTGGGCAGGTGAACTAGAGTTACCGCTATACAAAAGATTTATGATTATAGGAAGACAATGAAAATTTTAATGACAGGATCCAGTGGATTCATAGGACAACATCTTGCTCCTCTACTAGAAAAAGACAACGAAGTTTATCACTTAAAAAGTGATCTCTTAGATTTTGACGGTGTTAAGAAAGAAGTCAGTGACTTCGCTCCTGAAATCATTGTACACCTTGCCGCACGTACAGAAGTGGAAAAGAGTTTCTATGAACAAACTACATTCAGTCAAATTAATTACGTAGGCAGTGTTAACTTAATTGAAGCAGCCAGTTGTGTAGAAGGACTAAAGAATTTTGTATTTGCTAGTACCATGGAAGTCTACGGTTGGCAACCTATCAGTGATCAAGTAAGATACAAAGGTGTACCTGACGAGTTCGTTGCCTTTGATGAAAACACACAGCCTAATCCTAATGCACCTTATGCTGTAGCCAAGTATGGTGTTGAAAAGTATTTAGAATATGCACATCGTTGTTTAGACTTGCCTTTTACTGCTATTAGACAGACTAACTGCTATGGTCGTAAGGATAACGACTTCTTTGTTACAGAACAGTTTATCAGCCAAATGCTGTTGAACCCACATGAAGTAGAGTTTGGTTATGCAGAACCATATAGAAACTTTATCTATATTAGTGACATGCTCGATGCATGGATGGCAGTTATTACTAAACCACACTTGGTTAATACAGGAAAAATTTTAACCATCGGCCCGGATAATCCTATTAAGATTTCTGATTATGCTACATTGATAGCATCTAAGATAGGCTGGAGTGGTAACATTCACTGGGGTAGAAAATTACACCGCCCTGGAGAAATTTATTGGTTAAACAGTAACCACAATCTTATTACAAAGTTGACAGGCTGGGAACCTAAAATAAGTCTCAGTGATGGACTAGATAAGACTATTGAATTCTGGAGAGAAAAATTAAATGCTAAATGAACTACAAGTACACTGGGATAACAAAGTTATCGACTATGATTTAGAGAAGTACAACTGGCCTGCATGGGCACTGGGTGTTATCCAAGAAGTTGCTCCGCAAGTTAAAGAACTCGAAACATTGCATGAAGTTTTAACTCCTGCTGAAATTGTTCGAGTAAGTCAGCATGTACAAAATGCTTGCAGTCGCAGAGACTTCATGGAACGTTTTGATGAGTTTGCTGAAAGCATTGTGCCACAGCGCATCGGCAACAGACGTTATATGATTCAACGTCAAGGTACTCTGCGTGTTGTTATTCCTAATCAAGCAAAGGTAGGACGTAGACTTGCTTTCCATCAAGGTATCTTTGTAGGCAATGGTAGAGGTTGTCGCACTATCTGGACTCCGTTTACTAAGGCAGAAAAAACTAACACTATGTGGATGTTAGACTTGGACATTAGTAGAGAAATTACAAAACGTGTTCTAGCAGAAAAGTGGAGTTTAGAAAAGTTTGAAGAAGAAAGTTTAAAACACGCTTGGCCTGTAACATTAAAGCCTGGACAAAGCCATTTGTTTTTCCAAGAGCATATTCATGGTAATGTAAACAATGATGAAGGATATACTCGTGTCAGCATGGACATGCGTATTCTTATTGAAGGCGAAGAGTGGGGACGTAGATTACCTGGCGGCTTTATGCGCCTACCAGGCGATTACGAAGTATCAGAAGTAATGGATTACACAGGTAAGAGTTTTATTACCTACGCTGGCTGGAACAGTAAGTTTAGCAAAGACATTCCATTACCTATGCAACGTGCTATCATTGAACCTTACTGTCAAAAGAACAAAATTGCCTACACTAGTTACGAGTTTGAAAACGAACACTTAGATTGGCAACCAGGATTAGAGTATTATATTAAAGAACGTCCAGATGGCATCGTGTTGTGCAGTATGTACTGTCTAACTGACGATGTACAAAGACGTAGTGAAATATTACAACTAGCATTAGACTTAGGTGTTGAATTACACTTTGCCAACGAACTTACAAGTTTAAAAACTAAAAAAGATTTAGAAAAGATTGAAACTTATCTAAACTTTGCAGTACCCAAAAAAGGTCTTTACGTCTGGGAAGAATAATGAGAGGCCATATAACTCCTCACTGGCTCAGTGATCAATTACTGTCGATTAATTACGAAAGCCAAGAAAATATTCAAAGAGGATTTTCTCCTATCGACTACGGAGATGTATATTCACAGGTAGAAGTATCAATGGACATACACAAAGGACTACATCCTTTATTTGATATTCTTAAACTAGAAGAGTCCTTTAATTGGTTAGATGAAAAAATGTATGCTGTACATTGTATGAAGCCTGGCTGTGCTCTGCCAGAACATTCTGACAAGTATCCCTACTATATTAAAACTAACAACATAGGAGACATTAAATC